ATTTGAGCGAAGCTGGTGCGAGAAAAAACTTGCACCAGCTTTTGCTTTAGTTTGATAAAAAATGCGTTATCTTTTGCACCAGAATGAGCGGGGATTAAGCACCTTTTAAAAGGGTTTTAAAAGGTTTTAAACCTGACGGCCGAACCACTCCACGCGGCCAACAATCTCGACATCGGCATCCGGCTCGGCTATATCCAACTCGAAAGGCTCATATATCTCATTGGCAGATTTGAGCAGGAGCTTGCTGCCGGGCATGATTTGCGTGTATTTAACGACCAACTCGCCGCCAATGCGGACAACGAACAAACCATTGCCGGGCTTACGCTTGGCGTGATTAACCAAGATATTGTCGTTGTTGCACAGTACTGGCTCCATCGAATCGCCACGCACCTTGATTACCGATAAGTCTTTGGGGTCGGCATTTAAATAGTGTTCAATCCAAAAACGGCGGAAGGCCATCGGGAACAAAGGCTCCTCATTGCCCACCGGGAAGCCGTTGCCGGCAGAAGCTCGGACGTTGTAGCGGGGAATAAAGACGAATTCGCTCAAATCCACGGGATTACCGAGCGTATCCCGCACCTCCGGGGCAGTCTGGATGCTTTGGGCGATCCATTTTGCATTATAGCCCGCGACAGGCTCGTGCAACTCTTGGTTACCGCCTGCCGCCGCTTCTTTGGGGAATGGCACACCTTCCCCAGTCATCAGCCATTTCAAATCACATCCTGATACTTCATGGATTTTCAATAGGGTATCTGCTTTCGGTAAGGTGTCCTTACTAAAAACTTTAGACAACCCAACGTAAGACATCCCTATCTTGTCAGCAATTTCGCTGGTTGATTTTTCTGGCCAGAGTAGTGCCAGCCTATCCTTAAGTGTATTCATATATCCTTTTGTTTAGAACCAGAGGGACTAAACAAGCACCTAACCAAAAACGGGTTACTTTTGTTTTAAAAATAATCCGCATATAAACAAAAGCATAACGAAAACTATCCAAAATCTTAGAAAATTTCTAAACAAAAGGATTGAATTGAATCCTTTTGTTTAGTATTATATCCATCAGTTAAGCAAATAAGTTAAGCAAAAGGAGGTAATCGAAATGCAAAAAAATACAGCAGACTGGCATCGCGCGGATGTGGTTGCTGCGCTCAAAAAAGTAGGCTGGTCGTTACGCGCCCTATCCATCGCCAATGGACTGAGCCCAAATACCTTAAAGAGTGCTTTATCAATGCCCTATCCAAAAGCAGAGCGGATTATTGCTAATGCTTTAGGCATGAAACCGGAAGATATTTGGCCGCAGCGCTACGCTGCTCGAAACTTCCGACCAACGCTACGAAAAGTAGCGAATGCCTGAATTGTAGGTTAATTAAGCAAAAAAATCACGCATTTAAATTCCCACGCAGCAAATTTTTACCATGAGAACCATCAGACGACAGGCGAAAGCCACCTCACTAGACCATGCGATTGAGCTGGCCAAGCGCCATGCCAAGGAGCGGCGGCTGCCCTCCAAAGTAATGGCCGACTTGATGGGGGTGGAGCTTAAAACCTATTACCGCTGGTTGTTGGATAACACCTTGCCGCTCAACCGGATAGCCCAGTTTGAAGCGCTAACAGGCAGCCGCTTTATTAGCGAATACCTAAGTGTACTGCATGGAGACCGGGTGGTGATTGAAATCCCGCGCGGGCGTAAGGGCAAAGCGGCGGATATGGCGCAGGTGCAGAGCCAAACGGCAGCGGCTTTGGCATTGTTGGCCAAAGGTGGACGGCAAACCGTCGGACAAAGGTATCAATTATTGGATCAAAGCCTACGGCAAGGTTACCAACGCCGGCGTGCTGGATGCCTCCACGTTGGCCGCCGGGCTGCAAAACAAGTCCGACAAGGGGCACACCCACCGCGCCGCCGAAATCAACGACTTTGCCGAGGCGGTGGCCGCGCTCACCGTGCACCAAAAAATCGGCACGTTTGATATTTGCAAGCTGCCGGACGGTACACAGATTGAATCCGGTACGGTACGCATCCAAAACCACAACAACAACTCGACCGCCTATACCGCAATACCGTCAGCCAGCCCTACGACTGGTTTGGCGCCGTCGGCGTGGTATTCAAAACCCGCC